GAGATGAAGACGCGGAATTCGATCGCCTCATCTCTCAACTCAAAGAATCCATCCGCAGAGCGCGGACGAAATAAATCCCTAAAACCAAAGAAAATGGGACAATCTAAAATCAAGACCATTCAACCGAGTGGCACCTATGACAGCCAAAACGGCTTGATGTACAAGTTCGAAATACAACTCGAATCCGGAGACAGCGGAGAGGTATCGGCAAAGAGCCAAGACCGCTGGAGCGTTGGAGACGAAGTAGAGTTCGAAGTCACTCCCTCGAAGTGGGGAGACCGAATGAAACTCACGAAGCCGGGATTCACCCCGAATCAATCCAAGGCGAACAACCCGGACGTTCAAAAGATTATCGACGCAAGTTGGGCAATCGGTCTAGCACTCAAGGAAGAGAGCGACCCCGAGAAGATTCTCGAAGCGGCTGAGTTCCTTTTGTCCATCCGTGCAACCCTTATCTCCAAGCTATGAAGAGTAAGTTATATACAGCAGCGGAGGAACGCTTGCTCATTAAGATGATCAACGAACACCTCGGGTCAACGGGTCAGGTTCAATGGCGAAACATGGAAACAATTCCGGGACGGAACACGAAGTCAATGTCCAATCACTGGCAAGCAATCAAGAAGGACTATCGATATAACGGCACCCGCTACATTTTAAGAGGCTCAACGCTCTTTGATGCACCTCGGGTACCGAAAAAGAAAGATAAGCCAAAGACGACCCCTCTAAATAAGCGAGTGAAGGTATCACGCTCGTTGTTTTGGGGATTGGTAAAAGTAACGCGGTATGAATAATATTAAATTGTTCTTGATCCGGAACTATGGCTCGACTCACAACGCGGCTCAAACTCTGGACGTAACACCCAACACCGTTCGCAATTGGTGCGGGCGGATGCCGCGCAATATCCTCAAGCACCTCCCGGAGATATCGGAAACGTGCGGAGCGACATACGCGGAGATCGTCGAAGAGGTTTTATTATGCGAAAGAGAAGGGATGGAATGAAATTAATTTCATCATTAACTTTGGCGAAATGAACGGAATATGGATACCCCAGGAGATTTGGTTGTTGGACGACCTCTCTCCCATGCAAAGAATTCTCCTCTCTAAAATTCACGCGCTCAGTCACAAAGACGGATCGTGTTGGGCGGGAGATGAGTTCCTCGCTGAGTCTCTTGGGGTCTCTTCTCAGTACATCCGTAAGATGCGCAAAGACCTTTGCGAAACCGAGTACATCAAATGCGAAGGGTATGGTCACCGAAGGAAGATGACCGTCCTCGTAGAAGCAACTATTGGAACAAGCAACGATAGGAACAAGCAACAATCGTTGCAAGAAGAAGCAACTATCGTTGCAAAAGTTGCAACTACTGTTGCAAAAGAAGCAACTACAGTTGCGCATAGTATAGAGAAGAGTAAAGATAAGAGTAAAGAGTTAGTGAAGAGAGTACGTTTTCAAGAACCAAGTTTGGAAGAAGTGATGGAATCATTCGAACTTGCGGGATCATCTCGCGACGAAGGCGAGAAATTTTGGAATTACTACGAATCAAACGGATGGAGAGCAGGCAGAAACAAGATGAAGAATTGGAATGCTGCCGCTCGAAATTGGATAAAACGAAGCAATGAATTTACAACAAACAAAACAGCAGCTGCAAAGCAACCAAGCAAAGACCAGCTTACAGCATATCTCAAGCACGGGCATTTATAAACCCACCAACGAAGAAGCCTGGGCGGGAACAAACATCCTCACCAGCCTTCGACACCACCCCGAAGAGACGCGGGCGGCAGTCGTGACGATGATCAACAAGACGGTTGAATTCATCGACGCAAAGAAGACGCTTCACTCATTTGAGGATATGGCACTTTGCGCAGAAACCATCTTCGAGGTGTTCCCGGTTTTGAAACTGGAGGAACTTCGCTTAATTTGCGAGAGGATGAAACAAGGATATTACGGCAATTTTTACGAGCGTTTGAAGATACAGGAGTTCCGCGACTGCATCATCAAGCACGAAGAAGAACGAGCCTCTATCCTTGAGCAACAACACAAGACCATAACTCGAGGAGCGGAAGACCCAACGAACATCCCTGAGTACGATCCTGAACAAGCCAAGCTTGAATGGCGCATGAAGAACAATCCCTTCTTGATACCGGGTAAAAACGAAACAGAACCAAAAAACAAATAAAATGAGCCACGACACCGACATTGAAAAAGAAGATCTCATCCAATGGATGGAAGACCTCATCCAACAATTAAGAAACGAAAATACAGAATGCCCTTCATTTAGTTGGATTCGAGGTGATGATTATGAATCGGAAAGCGGGCATTTATGTGTGGATTTTGACATTCAAATAAAGATTGTAAATCCAAAGGTAAATTCTAAAGCTCTGTAATATTTAATCGATGAGTATAAGCAAAGCAAAGACGAAGCTCGACAAGATATTCTCCCAGTTCATCCGGCTGCGTGCGGTCAACGATGAAGGGTGGGGAGAGTGCTTCACTTGCGGTCGCTTACGTCATTACAAAAGCGCAGACGCTGGTCATTTCATGGTGCGGCAAAAGATGCCCACGCGATTCGATGAACTCAATGTTCAATTTCAATGCAAGGCTTGCAACGGATTCGAAGGGGGCGCACAATACGAATTCGCCAAACGCCTCGACGAACTACACGGAGAAGGGACAGCGGATCGGCTTGTTCGCTTGAGCAACGAAACGAAGCGATTCAGCGTTCACGAATTGGAAGACCTTTGCAAAATATACAAGAAGAAAGTCGATGAACTCAGGAAGTCGAAAGGGTTGGAATGAGTTTCTCACGAAGCATTATTCAAAACTTGTCCGCATCGCTCGACGATGGACGGACAGCCCTTCCGACCTTGTACATCATACCTATCTTCGATGTGTCGATAAACGATTTCCCGAGGGAGATAATGATAACCCACTGGGGTACTTTGTAAAAGCGATGTACACCGAAGCCACAAGAGGAAAATTCAAAGACTTATATCACGTAACCGATGCCGACCCCAAAGAACAAGCCTTCGAAAGCGACTGGACAAAAGCCATCCAACGAGAGCAAATGCAACTCATCCTCGACCGCCTTACCTGGTTCGATCGAACTATCTTCTCTCTATACCTGCAAGGGTGGAACATGGCTGACGTATCTCGAAGGTCTGGCGTTGGAGAATCGACCCTTTATCGCTCACTACACATCACCCGAAAAATCCTGAAAGATGTTCTTCGTAACGGCACAAAAGAGGACTGACCGACTTAATATCTGCAAAGGGTGCGAGCACTTCGTTGAATCGACGAAGAGTTGCGGAGACCTCGTGACAGAAGCCTTCACCGACTCGGAGTTGTGCGGATGCCATATGCCCACCAAGACACGGCTCAAGGTTGCCGCGTGTCCTCTCGGTAAATGGGAAGCCGTTATCAAACAAGCAGACATCGACGCAATCAAGACCTTTCTAAAAACAGACAACCAATTCAGAACAAACGGACAGCTCGCGCAGCTGTATTCGAAGGTGACGGGAACCAACACCCAAGCGAGCCAATGTTCCTCGTGCAACCGTCGAATGCTCTCCGAGCTTCAGAAACTAATAAACGAAACAGAATGAGCTACACCACAACAGAACGGGAGATAATAGCGGAGAACATCCGGCAATTCCTTAAACAAGACAGCAAAGAGAAGTTCGAACACCAGCACTTTGGAGGCGATCCCTTCCTCGTGAAGCGGGTTCTCCCGATGACCCCATACGACAAAGAGACCCTGGAGAATATCGCACGGGATGTTGAGGGTCGTATATTGCACCCATGAGAAACGCAAGAAAAGCCCTCCTCCATGCGAAGAACTTCCTTCTCATCACGGAGAATGACAAAGCTATCCGACTCCATGCAGGCGATGACCCAGCAACTTTACTTCTAACCTTAGCCGTCCACAACGATGAATTCCGATACACCCTCGAAGCCGTCCTCGATCAAGCCAATGAAACTCTCGGAGATCAAACAAAACCCGACGAACCCTCGGATAATTAAAGACGATAAATTCCAAAAGCTGGTGACCAGCATCAAGGAGTTTCCCGAGATGCTCGAAGCGCGTCCGATTGTAGTGAACCCGGATATGATTGTCCTCGGTGGAAATATGAGACTGAAGGCAGCCAAAGCCGCAGGACTTACCGAGGCTCCGGTCTATGTCGCTACATGGGAAGAAAGCAAAGCGAAGGAGTTCATCGTGAAAGATAACGTTGGATTCGGCGAATGGGATTGGGATATCCTCGCGAACGAATGGGACGCGGCAGAACTTGATGAATGGGGTCTCGATGTATGGCAACCCGAAGAAGAAGAAGAGAAAGAAGGACTCACCGACCCCGACGACGTTCCCGAAGCACCGGAAGAGCCGAAGACCAAACTTGGGGACTTGTATATCTTGGGAGACCATCGTTTGCTTTGTGGGGACTCTACCAAAGCCGAGGACGTCGAGAAGCTAATGAACGGAGAGAAGGCGGATATGGTATTCACATCACCTCCTTACAACGGAGAAACACAAGTGGGCTTTCATAAAAGCAAAATGAAAACTACAAACTTGTATTTGGACAACCAAACCGATGATAAGACATCTTCTGAATATATCCAATTCAATAGAGATGTCTTCGAGAGAATTAAAGAAATAGCATCGAGTGAGATGGTTATTCTTTACAACATAAACTACAATCGTAACTCACCCGACCTATTTTTAGACGTTATTGGAGAAGGGCGAGATTTATTTAGTCTTGTTGAGACAATCGTTTGGGAAAAATCAATGGCTATTAGTTTAGCCGGTGATAACCTTACGAGAATCGTTGAATTTATTTTTGTGCTATACAACGGAGAAGACAAGCCAAAAATCAACAAGACACATTCGAACGAGTGCATCAAGAACCTTTGGAAGATTTCTAACGTAGGCGCTAACAACGAAATTCACAAGGCTTGTTTCCCCGTTTCTCTAGCAGAGGAGGGTATTCGGGTCTACGGAAAGCAAAACGGGATATTATACGAACCCTTTCTTGGCTCAGGGTCTACACTAATAGCAGCAGAGAAAACAAACCGCAAATGTTACGGGATGGAATTAGACCCGAAATATTGCGATGTCATTGTCAAGCGATGGGAGGACTTCACAGGTAAAAAAGCGGAGTTATGGAAGCAGTAAAGCACAACACATCCAACACCAAAAAAGAAGCGATGCTCGAAGCATTGGAGAAGTCGCTCGGTATCGTATCGACAGCCGCGAAGATGGTTGGAATTGATCGCTCGACTCATTACGCATGGCTGAAGGCAGACGAGGAATATAAGAGCGCGGTCAACTCCATTCAAGACAGCGTCCTCGACTTCGCAGAATCCCACCTCTATAAGCTCGTGAAGGAAGGCAACCCAGCCGCGACGATATTCTTTCTGAAGACCAAAGGCAAGAAGCGCGGATATATCGAACGGCAAGAGATAGAGGTCACCGAGAAGAAGCCGCTTTCATGGCTCGACAACTAAATATATTTTGTATATTTGACAAAACAAACAAACATGAATCTTCATCTTTACAGCGTCCCGGGTTTATTAGGTCTACTTCGAAGCAGTAAGTCGCAAAAGAAAAAAGCAGTTG